CACGTATTAAGGCACATGCGGGAGAAGCACTGAATAGCGTGCTGGATACGATGCGGAATACTCGAAATGATGCGGTGAGGGTGAATACTGGCTTCGAGCTGCTGAAGATGGCGGGCTATGGAGCGGTTCAGAAAGCAGAAGTGAACCACACGATCCAGATGGACAAGAAGGACTCAGCAAGGATTGCCAACACGCTGGACGAACTCAGTGAGCTGAGAGGAATTGATGTGACTCCACACATCGAAGTGGGAGGAGTATTGCCTTCTGCGAGTGAGAGAAATCTCCAGGGTGAAAGCTCTGCGGTTGCTCCGTCCGATTCGCAGGAGGTTTCCCCCGAGCCCGAGCAAGAAAGGAAGATAGCCTAATGCCCAAATTCGGGAGTCATTCCGAAGCGATGCTGGCTACGGCTGATCCGCAGCTGGTTCGGTTGTTCAGGGAAGTGATCAAGCACTGGGACTGCAAGGTGACAGATGGCGCGAGGACGCAGGAGCAGCAAGATTACTTCTTGGCTGTCGGCGCAAGCACAACGAGGAACTCGAAGCATGTCGTCTCAACTACTCATCCTAAGTCACGAGCTCTTGACGTGGCTGCTTATCCTATCGACTATGCCGACTACAAGCGCCAGCTTGCTTTTGCTGGTTTCGTGCTCGGTGTGGCTTCGCAGATGGGGATTAAGATTCGTTGGGGAGGGGACTGGAACAGCAACCGTGACCTGAGTGACCAGTCGTTCAATGATCTGGTGCACTTTGAGCTGGGCAAGTGATTGATCTGCCGCAGAATGAGAATGAACTGATTGAAGAAGTAGAGGGGATGAGCTCTCAGAAGATCGAGCATCTTCGGCGAGTAGCTTGCGAGAACCTCTACTTCATGGCCAAGGGTGTGCTCGGGCATAAGGATGTAAATCCAGGAACGCATGGTGCGTTCTGCAGGTTTTTCGAAGATGATTCGTGGTTCAGACGAATGGGTCTGATGCCGCGGTTGCATCTCAAGACAACGATCGCTACTGAGAGCGATTCGATAAGGCTAGCATGCAAAACAGGCGGAGAGGCGAGAATCTTGATCGCGAACGAGATCTTGGGCAATGCTCAGGATATCGTGAAAGTAATCATGAAGCACTTCGAGGAAGGTCGGATGCTCAGGACGCTGTTTCCGGAGCTGATCCCTTCTCGTTTCTCTGGTCCAGGAGTTACATGGAGTACATCTGGAGCTACCCTTGTCAGACCAACTCCATACAAGGAACCAACATTTCTCCCGATAGGTACAGGTGGGGCAGCAGTATCGAAACACTTCACACATATCAAGGGAGACGACCTCATTGGACTTGAGGCGTATGAATCTCCCGCAGCGATGAAGCACGCGATCACCTGGATTGATGCGATGGAAGGTCTGATCATTGGTGCGAATGAGACTTGGATTGACTGGATCGGAACACGATGGGCTAAGAACGACGCTTATGGCTATATCATTGCACAGTATGGACCGCGGTTGCGAGTGTTTCGCAGAAAGATTCATGAACCTGATCATACTGGCGAAGAGCAGATCATTTTTCCAGGAAAGATCACCTGGGAGCAGATTTATCAGCTAATGAAGAACCCGGCGATGTTTGCCGCACAGTATTTGAACGATCCGTTGAGCGAGATGGCGCTCGATTTTAATGCTGAGAATCTGCGGTACTTCGACTTTAATGAGCGGGGAGATGTAGTCTTTCGGGAGTATAATAGGATCGTTACTTGGCCCAGGAACTTGCTTCATATTGTCCTGACCTGCGATCCGAACAGTGGTTCAAAGACCTCGGAGGATGAAGCGGCAGCAAGTGTGGTTGGTATGGCTCCAGATGGAAATGTGTTTGTGCTGGATAGTTTCCACGGGAGGCCAAGCCCGGAGGAGTTTGTAGATCAGATCTTTGGAATGGCAAAGCGCTGGAGGCCATCGAAGGTGGGGATTGAGCAGGCGGGTCAACAGAATACGTTGTTCTACTTCACGAAGAAGTGTAGAGAGAATGATGTATACTTCATGATCGAGCCGCTCAAGCCAGAGAACAAAGAGAAAGACAGGAGAATCCGAACTGCTCTGCAGCCGCTAGTAGCAACAAGGAAGCTGTATGTACTGCGGTCACAGACAAGCTTGATTCAGCAAATCTCGGACTTTCCTAACACGACCCTGAAGGATGTGATTGACTCGGTGGCCTATGCGCCGAGACTGCTTCGCAAACCAGAAGATGCTGAGGAACTGGAAGAAGCCGATGATGCGAGGCAATTGGTTCTAGCCACGAGGAATCAACTCACGGGGTGGTGAGATGACTGCTACACCAAATGGACATAGGGAAGTCTCTCTCGGCAGACGTGAACAAGACCCGGTGCTGGTTATAAATCCAAAGAAGTGGGCTATCTGGTTAGGGCTGATTGCCACATTTATAGGAGTGATCAGTGCTGCAGTGAATTATGTGGGAACTAAGGTAGCGAAGCCATCTGAAGTGGTACAGTTGCAAGAAAGACAGAGACTGCTGATTCAAAGCGTAGATTCTTTTCACTCTCGGATGGATACAACTGAAGTTCATGTTCAGGATATTAAGGACTTGATTGAGATTATTGCCATAGATGTCTGTTTGCGTAGAGCAGATGATGCATTCGCTCAGAGTCGTCTACGCTGTTCCACTCGACTGAGGAGGTAGTTATGTGGGAGGCGATCAAGCCGTTCCTTGCACGCGCGATCGCAGGATTGGTTGCAAGCTTTGCAGCGTGGCTGCAGATGAAGTATGGAATCATCCTCGATCCTGATACAGTAGCTGGTGTAGTGAGCGCTGGTCTGGGTGTTGGGTTTATTCTGTATTCTTTCATCCACAGGATGATTAGTAAGAAGACTGATCCGGTAGATTCAGCGGTTCCGAATGCAGTAAAGCCCGCAGCATTGTCGGAGACGGCTAAGCCGAATCCATAACCCTAATTGCACGGTGCAATTAGTATGAGCTATCTATCTGATCAGAACCTCGCGCATCTGCAGGGCGCAGACCAGTATGTGATCAAGGAAACAATTGCTGCGCTGGTGTGGCAATGGTACGAGACTCATAAGGAAGATACTGTCGTACGGAAGAAAATTCTGTTTTTCTCACTCGATGTTCAGGTGAAGGATATGAAGTTTATCTTCACCGCGATCTTCGGGTCATCGCCTTACGGAGTGTGAGATGATTCCTCAGAGCCGATACAATCCGCGCCTCGCAGATCAGCTCAAAGAATATTTGCTTGCTGAGTTGTCACGTGCGCGTAGTGATCGCCAGAATCTAGAGAAACTGTGGATGCGCTGGCATCGGATGTATCGTGCTCGTCCAGAGGTAGAGCACAAGACTTTTCCTTGGGACGGTGCAGCGAATATTGTCGTACCGCTGATTGGTACAAACGTAGACATTGTATACGCCAGGTTAATGGCTATGCTGTTTGGTCCACAGAACTTGTGGACTTGCACTCCTCTCAGAGATGATATGGTGGACTTTGCGCCACGGCTCCAGGAGATGCTACAGTGGGCTCAGCACAATGAACTTGGCGTATACGACGCTGTTGGGAGCTTTCTCCTAGATTTGACTAAACTCGGTACGGGGGTGATTAAGACTCGATACACAAGGGAGACGAAAAAGGTCTATGAGTTTCGAGAAGTACAGACTACAGACCAGTCTCCAATGCAAGTGATCGAGAGGCAAGCGAGAATCTTGCTGAAGAATCATCCGAGCGTGCATCATGTTTATTTGCCGAACTTTTTTATTCCAGCCACAGCAAACGATATACAGAGTGCTCCGTGGGCGGGCGAGCGACTGAATCTCACCTGGAGTCAGTATGTCAATCGCGTCAGGGCTGGTATTTATACAGGGATCGAAAACGTTGGTCAGTTCATGGCCAACTCTCGTGGTGGACTTGTTGAGCGGAACATGCAGACACTCGACAACTTCATCCCCTCGAAAGGTGATCGTTTCGAGCCGTACGAATTCTGGCTCGATTGGGATATTGACGGAGACGGAGAGCAAGAAGCTCTTGTATGCACGATTCACGAGGAGAGCAGAAGCTATCTTCGGATAGACTTCAATCCGTTCTTTAATCAAGAGAAGCCCTACGACTTTGCGCGGTATATGAAGCAAGAAAATCGCTTCTATGGAATCGGCATCGCAGAGATGCTGGATCATTTCCAGGAAGAGATTACTACGATGCATAATCAGCGGATTGACAACACCGCTGTGCAGACCGCGCAAGTGCTGGCCTATCGCAAGGGTGGGCCGATTAAGCAGGATACGCCGATCTATCCTGGGGCGAAGATAGCGGTCGAAGATCCAACGACGGATCTTAGGCCGTTGCCCTTGGGAAATGGGATGGCTACATCGAGCATCCCGAACGAGCAGATGAGTCTGAGCTATGCAAAGGATCGAGTAGGGGTGAATGACTATATCAGTGGAGGCGACGACCCCTCGATCGGTTACGGTACTGCCACTACTGCGGTGCAGCAGCTGCGGGAAGGGTCGAAGCGCTTTGATCAAGTGCTGCGTGAAGTGCGGCAGTGCCTCAGTGGAGCAGGTACCAAAGTAGCGGAGTTGTATCAGCAGTTCAATCAACGGGGTAAGCAGTATCTGGTGCTTGGTCCAAAAGATGGGCAGATGGTAAGTACAATCTTGAGTTTTCCTCTAGATCTCATTCGATCTGGAGTGAACATTGATGTAACTGCGACTAGTGCTGCATACAATAAGGAAGTGGAAGCTCGGACTAATATGATGATTATGCAGCAACTCACCCAATACTATGGGCAGTTGCTGCAGTATATGCAGCTGATCATCAATCCACAGTTGCCGCCGCAGTTGAAGATTGTAGCAGAGCAGGCCGCCATGGCAGGGTCGATTATGCTGAGGAGATTGCTGGACACATACGGCACTCAAGACGCAGAACGGCTCGTGCCGGATCTGCAGGAGGCAATCAGTGGCAACAGTCAACAGTTGGGACAACTCTATGGAAGTCTTGGAGCTAACCCAGGAGCAGCGCCAATGGGTCAGGTCAATGGTCGACTCAACGGCGTGGGCGCATTATCAGCAGGCCTTGGCGGAGCGCCACAATATGCTGCTCCGACTAATGGTACAGGCTTCTGATAGAGATCAGTTGTTGAAGTTGCAGGGGCAGGTGCAGGAGTTGGAGAGGGTGATGAGGGTTCCTGAATATCTTCTTTCTCGCTAGGGGGTACTGATGACCGCACCATTCGGGCAGCCGGGACAGGGAGCACAGCCTGCACAGCAGCCCACCCAGGGAGGACAGCCTGGACAGCAGTACGTGGCGCCGCAGAATCAGCCGACTGCTCCGCCTACGCAGCCACAGCAGATGCCGATGAACAATGAGCCGCAGTGGGGTAGTTCTGCGACTCCTGCTCCTCGGGTGAGCGCTCCACAACAGCAGCCTCAGCAGCCTCAGCAGCAACAGGCTCCGCAGCAGCAGTGGGGACAGCCGATGCAGCAGAGCGCGCAGTATGGTCAGATGGCGCAGCCACAACAGCCACAGCAACAGGCGGCTCCTGGGTTTGGTCAACCTGCGTTTGGTGGTCAGGCACAGTATGGAGCGCCTCAGGTTCAGACACAGCCTCAGGGAGGCTCGATTCAGCAGCAGCTGTCGATGCATCCGGGAGCGATCATTCAGCCTGGTGCGGGGGTACCCCCAGAGTTGGTCGGTCAGACGGTGGGATATGCGCTGCAGCGTTATGCGCAGATGCGGCAGCAGTATATGGCTCAGCAGCAGCAGCCTCAGGCTCAGCAACAGCCTCAACAGCCTGCGCAGCAGCAACCAGCTCAGCAGCAAAGGCAGACGAGTTCATTCTGGAGCGATCCAGAGGGGACTATTGAGCGGATCGTGCAGAGCAGAATTGGTCAGGCGGTGGCGCCATTCCAGATGCAGAACATCGAACAGCAGATGGCGCAGCAGCTGCCGGCGTATGGTCAGCTTCGCAGTCGCATTGCAGGATATATCCAGGGTCTGCCGCCCGAGGCTCAGACTCGTCCAGAGGCGTGGCAGTTGGCTCATAAACTGGCCTATGCGGACGCGATTCAGGCTGGAGAGCAGGTAGCTCTGCAAGTACCTCGCAACGTTCCGCAGCAGGTGCAGCAGCATGGTCAGACTGTACCACAGCAGATGCCTGTGCATGTGCAGCCGCAAGCTCCACAGCAGCCACAGACGCAGTATGCTCCACCAAACTTTGTGAATGGTAATGGAGCACAAGAGTGGCAAGCTGCATTTACCGAACAGCCGAGTCAGCAGTTCCAGCCGCAGAATGTGCAGCTCACTCCTCAGCAGATGGCTGTCGCTGAGCGTATGGGCATCACGTATCAAGACTATGCTCGCGCAACTCAGGGGATGTTCTAGCCATGAAAGAACTCGATCGTGGTACTCAGGGTGAGCCGCCCCAAGTTCAAGTGACTGATGAACGGAGAGATGTGCAGAGTATGCTGGAACTGGTAGAGGAGACGAAGAATCCGAATCTGGCGTACAAGTTCGTGAAGGATGATAAGATGCGAATTGCTCGACACAGGATGCGAGGCTATCGTCCTGTGAATGTGAAAGACGGAGTGCAAACAGTGGTAGAGCATGACAATGCAGCAGATGGTCTTATCAGAGTTGGTGACACAATTCTGATGGCCGCACCAAAGACAGTCGTGCAGAGGAGAAAGGAGGAAAACGAGCAGTTTACCACACAGCGACTGGCCGCACCAAAGAAGTCAATGAAGGAGAAGGCCCAGAAGCATGGAGTTGAAGTGGTCGAGGACAAAGACAGTGCGAAAGAACCCTAGTTGAGGAGGTAGGAAATGTCTTTCATCGTTGCAAAGGCGAGAAGCCAGAGCATCCCTCGCGTTCGGGTTCGCCCGACTGTGAGCGGCGGCTCCTGGGCTCTCGGCTCTCTGCTCCTGCTCAATGCGAGCGGTGAGTGGGCTGAATGCGGTGCCGATCCTGCGCTCATTGGCGCGGTGAGCGAGCACCCGGTCGGCGCAGGAAGCGGTGCACTGGCTCCAATCGGGCGACAGGAGTTTCCGCCCAATGAGGCGATCGGTTCGCTGGTCGACAACGAGCAGACGTTCCACTGTGACTACGCTGGCACCCTGCCTTCAGTAGTCGGAGGTACCTTCGGCGTGACTCGCGGAGCGGACGGGATCTGGCGGGTGGACTTCGCCAAGAGCGCAGCGAATCAGCGCGTGAAGCTGGTGTCCATTGATGAGACGGCGGCTCCGCTTTCTCGTCGTCGAGTGACCGTGGTGTTCCTCGCGGCCAACGTCCAGAGCGTTGCGTAAGGAGGAATGAGATGCCGATTGTCAGAGGGAGTTGGGCGCAGCTGCTGGCGCCTGGACTCAATCTGCGGACTTTCGGTCGCTACCGCGAGCGTCCGGAGGAATTTCGCAGGATTGTGAACGTGAAGGACTCGCGGCGCGCGTATGAAGAGGACGCGGCGATCACTGGTCTCGGTCCGCTAGCCCCCAAGGGTGAGCTTGAGACCACCATTCTGGACGAACCGCTTGCTCTGGGTCTGGTGCGCTACATCCACCGGACCTATGCGCTCGGTATTGCGATCTCCAAGGAGATGCGCGATGACGACCAGTATGGCGTAATGATGGAGCTGGCAGGGCAGCTTGGTCGTTCGAGTCGCTTTACCACAGAGTTGTACGGTCACGATGTTTACAACATGGGCTTTGTTACCACGCGCTATGTTGGGCGTGACGGCAAGGCGCTGTTTGCCCTCGACCATCCGGTCGCAGGGACTGGCGGTGTGCTGGCAAATATGCCAGCGGTTGCAGTCGATCTCTCGCAGGCGGCTCTCGAAGCGGGTATTCAGAACTTCGAGAACCAGATCGACGATCGAGGTATGCCGATCGACATGAGGCCGACGGTCCTGCTGATCAGCCCGGAGAACCGGATGAACGCGAAGCGGCTGCTCGACTCGCCGCTCACTCCGGGCAGCAATAACAATGATGTGAATACTCTGCGGGATGAGGGTATCACTGTCGTTGTCTCGCACTATCTCACCGACAAGGATGCATGGTTCCTCCTTGCGCCGCCGTCTGAACTGGACGTGAACTTCTACTGGCGTGAGATGCCGGACACGAAGACCTGGGATGATGACGATGCAGACGCGACGTTCCACAAGATCCGTCAGCGTCACTCCGTGGGCTTTGGTGACTGGCGCGGCACGTACGGCTCGCCAGGTGCGTGATGCAGCAAACGTGCCGAAGGGAGTATGCCTTCGGCCAGCTGGGCTTCGGCCTAACTAGGAGGCAGAGATGGCAAGTCGCAAGAAGCCGTTTCATGTGGTGCAGAGACGGTTCCATGGCACTCATCAGACCTACGAAATCTGGGTGAACAATCGTCCGTTCTTGACAATGGTTCAGACGAGTGATCCAGTACCTCTGAAACGACATGATGCCTATGCGATTGTGCGATTGCTGAATAATAGCACTAGCGCAAAGAAATGGGCGGACAAATTCAGTGATCCCTACTAGGAGCGAACAATGGCAGACAGACTTACAGTACTGGTAGGGAATGGCCTTGGTCCCTGGTGTCCGATTGGGCATCTTAGGCAGCCGAAGCTAGCGGTTCGAGGTAAGCGGAATCCCGAAGCTCAGCTCTTTGTGGAGTATAGCGAGGAGCCGAAATATGATGGCTCACCAAGCGACACAATTGACTGTGCAGAAGCAGAAACTGACCTACGTCCATCGAAGTATATCCGTGTGGGCTACCTGGGGACTGAACGTCTGATCTGCATGGTTCAAGGAGCATAGTATGCCCAGAATGGTCTTTGATCCTTCTCTGGCGTCACCGATCGCAGGTGAGTATGGTTCTCCTGGATCGACATCGCTTGGTACGAGGGGCAAGACATTTTTGAAGATCGCAACTGAGATCTATGAAGGTCTTGGAGTGCGAACTGATGCTTCGATCGAGCGCTGCAAGGAATGGGCGAACGATGCTTATCTTGAGCTGGCCTCAATTGTGAAAGTGCCGGAGTTAAAGGGGAGTCTGAATTTTCTGGCCGTTGGAGGGCAGCAACTTTATAAGTTGCCTAACGGCGTCTGGACTATTCTCGATGTGCAGCCGAATAAGCCGCTATCGGTTACTACGTTGGACTGGCACTATCGGAGAGTAACAGACTTAGATACATGGCGCAGGATCATGGACTCTGATGATCTGGCGATTCCCTTTGTTGATAGGGGAGCGTATATTAAGTGGAACCAGCTATTGGCTCTGTGGCCTGTGCCAGTATCTGGCGATGCCTTCGTGCTGGATTTTAGGATCATGCCGGCTCGACTTGAGGCCGATGAAGATGTGCCAATTTTTGAAGAGCATTGGCATAAGTCTATTGTGGATATGGGCCTTGCTATTGCTCATATGCGGCTTCGTGAGTTTGATACTTCAGCTATGTTTCGTAATGAAGTGGTGGCTACGATCCGGAGCAAGAAGGATAAAGAAGCAGAGGAAGAGGAAGCTGTAATCGGAACCGTGAGTTTCCCGAGGAGTTGGAGAGATTTGGGCCAGAAGCTGCCTCGCCCTTCGATGGAGGGGAGAGATGAGTACTGATCATGGGGAGTCAATGGCTCGCCGTGATCAGCGGCGCAGGACCAGGGCATATGGACTGGAGATTCGAGAGATTCCCCAGAATGTGCCTGTGCTGTTTAGTAGCTTTGCAGGAGGTTTGAGGCTGGATGATGACAAAGCGAATGTGCCGGATAATTCTAGCCCTGATGCACTGGATGTAGAACTAGGTGAGAACGATTTGCTCCAACGAGTGCCGGGCATCGTAGCGATTGAAAATTTCTCTCCTCGTGATCCCAGGGATCTGTTTAGCCATCCGAGTCTAGATGGTTCGACAGAGCTAGTTATGTTTGATCCTCCCTATATGGGAGTAAAGCAAGGAAACGATCCGACAGTTTGGACTGATGTAAGTCTGCCTAATGGAGATGCATGGAGTACTGCTGTGCATGGAGACGCATTGATTTTCTCCAACGGTGGACAGGCGGTGTTTTATAGACTACCAGGAGCTTTTGGAATTGCGAGCACTGGGTTCGAGCCGGCTAGAGCAGTAGCTAGCTGGGCAGGTAGAATTTGGGCGCTGGGCGGAGTAATCGGTGGAGTGAGCAATCCACTTGGTCTGAGGTGGTCCGGCGCAAGTGGGGAAGTAACCGACACGGCAGGTCTTGGCAGTGGGTTTGAGTTGCTGCTGACTGACATGAACGAGGGAGATCGAGGCGTAGCACTACAGCCAATGGGCTTCGGGATGATGGCGATTCTCCTGCGGAAATCTATCTGGGTTGCGCGTTACACCGGAGATCCGTACAGACCGGGAGATTTGTCACCAGTGATTTCTGGCGTGGGAGCAGTTTCTGCAGCGACTGTTCAAGCTGTGCATAACGGGGCTGTGATTTTGCTGAGTGATAGCGGCGTCGAAATCTTCGACGGGAATAGTGTTCAGCATCTAAGCCAGCCCATAGACGCGGAGATCTTGCCGCTTGACTATGCGCGCATTAACGACTACGGTGCTGTTTACTCACCTCTCCGAATGGAGTACAAGCTCTTCACCCCTGCAGGGACGTACACATTTAGCTTTAAGTATAAGCACTGGCTCAAGTCAAGTGCACGTCCGAGTCGTGCAGTGGCATTGTATAATCCCGCACTCATGGACCTCACAACCAATCCTGCGGGATGGGGTCTTTACTGGAATGGTGCCTGGGGCAGTAATATCGTGGTCAGTAACAGCGTCCTTTCTGATCTCGTGTATCTTAAGGGTACTGAGATTGGAGTCTCTGACCAAACAGCCAGCACCTTTTTTGGTCTGGCGGCTAACCCCTATTGGACCACGAAGTTGTTGAATCCAGGGAGCTTCGATGCGCTGTTCACGACGAAGAGGGTGGAGGTGCAGCACGCAGGTTCAACAGGTACGGTGCAGATCTTGGTACCTGATGACGAGGGTGAATGCATAAGACTGCTTGGGAGTATTACACTTGACTCAGCACGGAAAGTACAGAAGTTGGATTCACTCTTGACCGGGGCAGGTTTGGCGGTGAAGATTCGATTTACGCATGGTGATCCGCAGATTCGTCAGCTGCGAGTTGTCGGTGAACCGCGCAGTCGTATTGCGAGACTCTGATGTTGTTGCGTAGATTGGTGCTCGGTGGCCTCAATACGCTCCAGGATGTGATCCGTGCTTTGCGCGAGATCGAGAGGGCTAGTGCAGATACGTTGGTTTATCTGCAGGACTCTGATCCTGGAGCGATTGGTCCCGGAAGATTTTGGATTACAACTGCTGGAATAACGAAGATTAGGGATCTGGCAAATGAGAATTGGATCCTTACCTCAGGTGGAGGCTCAGGCGGAACAACTTGGCATCATGGATCTGGTGTTCCGTCAAATGGGCTGGGAGTAGATGGAGATTATTATTTGGATGAAGACACTGGTGATGTATATGTTAAGTCTGGCGGAGTCTGGATCTAATGCCGATCGCTAATCTACGAGGACCGCAAGGTCTACAGGGACCGCCAGGAGATCCGGGGGGTCCTCCTGGTCCAGAAGGTCCAGAAGGGCCTCCAGGACCTCCAGGAAATGACGGTGCTCCTGGAATTCAAGGTCCTCCGGGAGATCCGGGCACTCCAGGTGTTGATGGTGCTCCGGGTAGCCCTGGCGCTGATGGTAAGTCAGCTTATCAGCAAGCTCTGGATAACGGTTTCGTTGGAGATTTAGCGGCGTGGCTTCTGTCTCTCAAGGGCGATCAGGGTGATCAAGGAATTCAGGGCCCTCCAGGAGATGAGGGTCCGCAAGGTCCTCCAGGAGATGATGCGCCTACTGATCATGGGCTGCTGACTGGTCTTGGAGACGACGATCATACGCAGTATCAGCTGCGGAGCGAGAAAGATGCGGCTAATGGTTATGCAGGACTTAGTGCTGGCTCTAAAATTGCCGGGGCGCAACAGACGTATGGTGTAGCTGCGAATACCGCCTGTGAAGGAAACGATGCCAGGCTTAGTGATGCTCGCACTCCGACAGCACATCAACACTCAGGAGCGGATATTACATCTGGTACAGTTGGGACTGCCAGACTTGGAAGTGGAACTGCAGACGCTACTACCTTTCTTCGTGGTGATGGATCTTGGCAGGCACCTCCTGGAGGGGGTGGTGGACCAGCAAGTGTGAAGATTACTGCAGACCAAGCAAAGAATGGTCAGACAGTATCAGATGTAACAGGGCTGGTGTTTGCACTGACGAGCGGACAGCTCTATAGGTTTAGTTTCTATGTGGTCTATCGCACCGGAACTGCGACGGTCGGGCCAAGGATTACAGTTACTCATCCAGGCGCGACAGTCTTTGCAGCAGCGGTTGAGGTGTCAGGATTTGGGGCAGACGCTGCGGCGGCTGACTGGCATGGAGCGATCACCACTTCAGGGGATGAGGTAGTGCCAACGGCTGTGGTGGCTACGAACACTGACTTCATTGCAAAGATCGAGGGAGTGATTCTGCCATCGGCAAGCGGTAATCTGCAGGTGCGAGTGGGGAACGAGACAAACACTAATAACATCACCGTCAGAAACGGGTCGAACGGCCTGCTTTGGACGTTGTGATTCTAATTGCACGGTGCAATTAGTGATAACCTATGGTCGAGCAACTTGGGGTGAACTGGATAAGGCTGCTGTGCGAATAACACATCTGCCAAGAGTAGGAGTAGTTGAGTTGGATTGTCACTGTACAGCGTGTCACGCCTGTCTAGTGGCGCAGGACGAGACTCATGAAGCGTTAATGCAGTCAGAAGTCTGGGCACTGAGAGAGGGTCCATTCTTGCGTGGAGTGATCTACCTCAATCCGAAGATTGAAGGTTATGAGTGTCAATTCCATGCTGCAGTGTTCGATGGTAAATTGTTTCGATGCCGTGCAGCTATATGCGAGATACTCCAGTTCTATCACGGCTGGAGGACGGTTCTCGCTCTGCCAGGATTCGTCCGTACCCTGCGACCATTTATCGAGAAGAAGCTTGGCTTCAAGTACGAATCGACTTTGTTTAATGTGATAGTCTGGCGCAAACAGCTCTATAACGCCGAAATCTTTGTGAGGAGATAGACATGGGCTTGCCAGCGATTGGTCTAGGCATCTCGGCAGCGGGTCAGCTGTTTGGGGCGCATCAGCAGAGCAGAGCTCAGAACCAGGCCCGTGATCTTCAGTTACAGCGCATGGGCATGGTGGATAATCTTGCTCGTGGTATGATGCAGCAGGGACCGACTTCTTGGGAGAATACTCTGGCTCAGTATTTGCCACAGTTCGCAGCGCCTGGCGCTGGTCAAGGAGGCGGGTATAATCAAGTGATGATCGATGCTCCACAGATGGATATTCCTGGCGTCCTCGAACAAGGAGGATTCAATGCCGGCCAGGATGCACTCATGCAGTTCTTGCGTCGTGATCCGAGTACACAAATGCCTCTTGACACGAACCTGGAAGGGATCTTGTCAACTGGAAATCCTTTCGATGTGTCTCAGGCGTTCGATGCATATAGACAGGCAGATGAATACCAGACGGACAGAGCATTGGCTGAGTTGCAGGGAAGCTCTGGATCGCTTGGTGCAAGATTTGGAAGTGCTAATCAACGAGCGACCGGAGATCTCTTGGCTCAGCTTAGCAACCAGCGTGGAGTGAGAAATGCCCAGATTGCTCAGGCATCCCATGAAGCTGCTCAGGGACGGAGGCTTGGTGCAGCAGGTCTTATGGGTCAGCTTGAGGGACAGCGCACTGGACAGATGCTGCAGGGAGTTGGACTTGGCCACCAGGGGACAGGTCTTCTGGCTCAACTCTTCGGACAGAATGCAGGACTTGATATGCAGGCCCAGCTTGCTAATCAGCAAGGAGCACAGTTCGGAGCTGGACTCGGACAGAATGCTCAGAATCAGCTTCTCCAAGCTCTGCAGCTAGGGGGTCAGATGCAGGGTCAGCGGTCGGGGATGAACGCCCAGCTTCTGGCCATGATGGCAGGTATGGGCGCACCCGGAGCAAATCCGGCAGCTGGTATGATGGGCCAGACAATTGGTGGCATTGGACAAGGATTGGCGCTTCTTCCGTTTATGGATCAGATTATGCGTAGCGGCGCAGGGAGGACAGCATGACCGCTCCAGGATTTGGAGAGTTCTTCCAGAACTTTCAGCGGCTAGCCAGTATTCAGGCTCAACGAGAGGCTCAGAAGCTCGCAGAGAATCAAGCAGGTGCAAGCATGATGAGTACTTTTACAACTGTAGCCGCACAAATCGCTCCAGAAGCAAGGGAGAGTTTCGTGCAGAATTTTGCGAAGAGTACTGGATTAGATGAGAATCTTCTGCGACAGACTGCAATGAATCTACCTCAGAGCGTGGCTACCACCCAAGCTCGGAAGGTGCAAGCCGGGGCAGGAGCGGTCAGTGATCCTGCAGTAGCGGCGTCGGCGCTGACCGGACAGAGCCTGGGTGGACTTGCACAGAGTGAACTGCTTGCTCAGGGGATTGGACAGGGTGTCTCGCCAGAACTTCAGGCTCAATTCATGAGTCGGCAGCTGACTGGCCAGGGTGTGGGAGGTAATGCAATGGATACAGCCACTGTTCCTCTTGCTCCTCAGGCTGCACCCATTGCCCTGGGTCTGGAGATGAGTGCTCCACAGCGAGCAGGGATTGCCACACAGCAGCGTGGACAGAACATGAATTACCAACTCGGTACAGAGCAGCTGCATCAACAGGAACGGTTCGAGGCCGGACGGCAGGCAATGAATGCGGCTGAACTGAATGCTCGAATGGCTGCGATGCGGCAAGAAGCTGGAGATGGAGCGCTTACTCGAGATAATTATATAGAGCTGGCGAATATGAATCG